ATGGAAAGAAAACGTATCGATGTTATCGCAACTAAAGAATCCTTCCACAACTTATCATCATTCAAAGATGTGGAAGAACTAAACAAAACTATACGTACATACAGAGATAATATCCGTATGTCTATTAAGCGTACCGATGTACAATCTAAACTCATTACATTACTTGAAATTTTAAAACGCCACAGCTGCAAATATGTAGGCGTTAGTTTCCTATGTAAAAATTCAATTGCTAACATAATGGAAGTTTCATATAAAACTGTACAACGTTTAATGAAGAAACTTGTGGATCTAGAGATGATTAAACAAGTAGCAATGAAACGTAAAAAAGATATGCTTCAAACTTCTAATGCTATTATCATTCAACCAATTGTGGAAGAAGTGTCCAACAAGGTAGATGCAAAAAGTCCTACAAAGTGTCCTACCATTAAAACAAAACCTGTTTCCTTAAAACAAAATATAAAAGATATAAACAAACGTAATAGTAATGAGAATAGCAATACTTCAGAAGAGAATATTGAACAAGCTGATTTCGTTGCTCACTGGGTACCAGAACGTTTTATTTCTTTAGTTCGCTCTTTTTACAGTGAATCTAAAACAATTCAAGAACTGTGGAAGGTCGTAAGACAGTGCAATAAAATCGTTAACCACACAACAGGTAATAAAGCATTTGATAATGACCAGGAGCTTACTATTGGCTTAAAAGCTATTAAAGAGTTTGTTATGAAAATTAAATCCGGAGTAAAAATGAAGAAAGGTAAATTCGCTTATTTCAACGGGATTGTAAATAAATTAATGGACAAGTTCTATTTCGATAAAGAATTTATGTGGATGTAATATTTACAGTTGTTGCATGAAATTGGTATGATTTAGGTATTATTTCAAGGAGGTTTTTTCATGAGTTATGATACAATTGCATCGCTACAACGTATGCAACAATTAGAGCAAGCTCAAGCTGCAAATGGGAAACGTATAGTATTAAAAAGAGTTTATGAGTCAGATAAAATTTCCGCTCTTATTATCGTTCTTTGTATTATTGCTATCCCAGCAACAATGTGTATATCTCTTTTAGTTGGATTAATTATCTATTACATTAGGGAATACAAACGCACGACCTACCTGGTTAAAAACGTTGCTACTGGAGAGAAGTTCAGAGTCGATAAACAAGACTTCAAACAATACAAGAAGAACTTTAAGAAGAAAGAAAAACAAGTTAGAAGAATATCTGATCTATAAATTTATTATAGGGGGGACTTCAATGAACAAACAACTTTTTATCAAAAACACTCCTTTTGACAAGTCAAAGTTCGAACCAGTAAGTAATTGGATGGATCGGCCTGATGGTGGTCTTTGGACAGCGGATTATAATGAAAAGAATGGATCAACATGGTTGTCATCAGGTACTTTTGATTTCGAATCTGATAATCTTATAGGCCATGTATTTTCAGTAAATTCTCAAGCGAATATTTTAACTTTAAATACAGTAAAAGATGCATTAGATATACTATCGATTTATTATATTTCGACATACGCTCAGCCTTCTCTAAGCTTAGATGGAACAGAAGAAGAAGTTACTATTGGCCAATATAAAATTGACTTTGAAAAAATGTCTCAAACATATGATGCGATTAGCGTGTCACATGAAGTAGCTAATGGCGATAGTAAACACGATGGGAGATTCTCACCGTTTCCTGACTGGAGAATTGCTTCAACTTTGTGGTTTAATATAGATCATTTAGAATTAGAAAACAAATTATCTACATTAGAATTAAAAGCATTACTTATGAATGCTAAAGTTTAATACTCAATAAAAAAAGCCGACTCAATTAAGAGCCGGCACTTTTTATGTTTACTATTTAATTTCTACATAATAAGAACTAGCTGTAATATAAAACACATTACCTTTACTATTCTTCACTTTATACTGCTGCGAGCCATTTACAGATACTTTATCAAGGATTGTAAATCCTAATCCTTCATCCACAGTTCCTGCTACATCCCTATCTAACCAGGAAGGTTTTGAATAGAATCGTAAGCCATTTACTTTAGAAACTACACGTTTGCCTTCCACAGATGAGGATTCTTCTTTATAGCGGATGTATGATGAATCATTATAAACCCACTGATTTCCTCCAAGATTCAACCAGTTTCCTACTTTACCCCAGACTTTATATGCCTCACCTTTTTGTAATTTACGAATAACACTATTTGTTGTGGATGGACCAGAACGAAGGTTTACATTGTATCCATCAATATACGCTACTCCCACTTCATTAATAACACCAGGTACTTCATTTGGTTGCTGTGGTTTCGCTTCAACTGAAATAGAATCTCCATTATATGCTTTTAATACATCAGCACGGAATTTTGATTCCGATACACCATGACTGCGAAGATAGTCAATTGGATCTTCGTGATCTGTGCCACCAAGCTTATACGTAATGTCTTTGTGCGTCCACAATCCAATGGATGGATCAATGTTTCTATCACGTAAAATCTTAGCGAGTAACTTCACATATCTCTCATAGGATTTTTTAAATTTAATAGGGTCACTAGTTTCAGAGAGCTCTACATGAACAAATCGTTTATTGGCTGCTGGACCTGCCCCCCATGCTTGATATTTAGTAGAAGCAATTTGAATTGTTTCATCCCAATCCGTTGCATAATGTACAAATGCCGAACGCCATGTTCTCGCTTCATAGTTTCGGATATTAATAGCAGGCGCTTCAGGAGTTGCTGTAGAATGTGCTACTACACCTTCATACGCTCCATATCCATTGCGATATTCAACTTTAGGTAAGCCTGGAATAATCATTTCTCGATCTGCAAAGACACTACCTGTTGAAGTAAATGCAATAATAGCTGCAGTAGAAATTGAGGTTAATAATTTAATAGATTTTTTCATTTTTCGTCACCATTCCCCATAATTTTTTGTTTAATGTCTGATACATCTTTTGCAAGTGAACCAAATGCTTTTGCCTGTTCTTCGATGACTTCCTGGTTTTTTTCGATTACCTTTTGATACTGTTCTTCACGCTGTTCATTCTTTTTTTGCGTAGTAAAAAGCATCCACACAAATAACGCTGCGAATGCTCCTTGTTGAATCATTGAATTGAAGATCTGTTCCTCCACCGTTCTCATCTCCTTTTTAGCAAAATAAAAAAGCCTGCTTATGCACGCTTAATCTGTAATATCTAAATTAAAAAGCTCATCGCAATATGAATGACATTTCCATTTTGAACACCATTCAAGAAAATTCCACCATCACTTTTAACTGTAACTTCACAAGCAGTTGGTCCATTGCCATATGCAAGTGCTGGGAAAGCAATATTTTGTACAGGGCGAAATCCAGCCGGAAGGGTTGCAAATACTGTTGTACTTGCTAGATATTTAACTGATCCGATTACAGTAATCTGATCCCCACTTCTCTTGTACTTCAAAATTCTATCAGGAATATTTTCTACCCCAGTTGTAGGCAGTTTAATCCATCCAGTATCATTATCAGCGGTTGCTATCTTTTTACCTTTCAAGGTTGCTGATCCATCAGGACGAACTATTAAGCCGCTTTGAGAATCCCAAGGATTAGTACCAAACCCCATGTACAGATATTCTTCACCGTTGTTTGCCCCTTTGAAACGTCCAATTCCTCCACGATTAACACTTCCGTCTGTGTCTTTATCCGCGTAGTGTAACCCACGAGCAGAAGGACCTGTTGCTGAATCAGGTTGTGCCATCAACATTTGACCTAAGGAATTAAACCTTAAAAGCCCTGTTATTATATCTCCGGTTTTCTTAACCAAGTTAGTGTTAGCGCCGACAATAAATTCCTTCTTATCTGGCGAATACACAAAAACATTGAAATTACTATTAATCCTATCTTCTAAAAAGAAGGTGCCATTTTTAGCGAATGCTAATGAAATTAAATCCTTATTTCCGTCAGTAGATGTTAATCTTTTAAGTGCTATATCGGTATCTAACTTCAAGTCACCTGACATGGTGTCTCCGCTTTTTTTAACAACATCCATAGTATTTAACTTTCTCTGTAACTCGTCTATCTGTTTCTTAAGAACCTCAAACTCAGAAATATAGTTTTCTATTTTAATATTTCCTTCTTTCACATCACGTCTTAATGCAATACGAATGTCTGGTGTACTCATTCGTTCGTTACTTTTTTCGAATACAAAATAAGCCGTCCAATCATCCGATGTGGAAACAGCTTGTGAGGGCAATGTGTATACAAATACGCCATTCTTTGCATCAACTATTTGGGCATCATCTCGAATAAATACTCCTGTATGATTTGTCGCTTCATATTTAACCGCATATCCTGTTAAATCAAGCTTTATTCCTTTTTCTCTTGCGTAAACAGTAATCTTCAATCCGTTTTTGTCATTTTGACGTGAACGAATTGTTTTTGTAAACACAGGATCTGCTAAATCTATAATAATTTCCTCATTTCGCATGACTACACCCCTTTCTAGCTACTCCTTTTTACGTGTCTAGGCGGTCTTCTCTGACGTTTTACTCTATTCCTATGCTTTATATTTCCTTTAGGTTTTAATGACTCTAATTCTTCCAATCTAGCATCAGTTTTTATCACATGCTCTTGAAATGCGCTCGTCAATTGTGAAAGCATTCCGTATAAGCCTACACCATTTTCTTCTGCTTCTTTTGGGATAACTAAACCATAATGTGTAGGAAGTGCATCTGTAGTAATCGTTGGCTCTCCTTCTTTACGATTCATACGCATCTCATACAGTTTTGGAATATCGTTTTTCAAATTGTACTGTTTAATTTCCCATTCCATTACCTTTTCAAGTGCGCTGAATGCAATAGGACGTATATTGGTTTTATACGTTTCTTTTGAAGAAACTTTGAAGTCCGAAGCAATTACCCCTTGATAATACGATCCAAGAGCTGTCTTTATTTGAATATAACCATTTTCGTAACTCGAATTTCGTATCATTGCATTTGGAAGTACGATATCTGTATCTCCTCCAGATGAAACCCCAATACTCGCAATCCAATTGTCATTACGATAAAAGCGGAACTGATCTTTGACTTTAAACCTCATATCACTTTGAGCATTTAGGACAATCGTTTTATCAGCGTCAAGCATTGCATTCCCTGTTTGCGAAAAGTATAAAGAAGCTGCATTCAAGTATCCATTGCCCTCGAGTCCTTTTGTAATTCCGATTCCACCAGACTTTACGCTCGTATCTGAGAATTGGTACACCATAATAGCACCATTTGCCCCTGTGGAATCTGAATCTCCGCCTAAAATAAGAGTTGGTTGTATTTCATTTCTACTATTTTTGTAATACCCTACAAACACCCTTGTTTTAGATGACTCATACAAGCGTATGAATTGCTTTGAAATATTTACATAGTTGACACTATCTGAAGTTCGTAATGTTGCACCTGTTATTTCTCCACCTTGCACAAGATTTCCACTCAACGTACCTGCAGTAATAAAATCAGCAACAATTCTTCCATCACTTGTAATAGCAGTTCCATATGGTCCATTCACCCCTGTGGAAGAATACCCTAGTCCATTCAAGTTCCATTGCCAAACCTTTTTCGCACTCTTTTCATCTTTCGTATCCATAATTAAAATACGATCTGGATAAATACGGACATGTCCTCCGAATCCTGAATTAATAAGGCTTGTAGCATTTGCTTTTGCTGCATCTAAAATAGAGTTTGGCATATTGGATAACTCTTCTTGTACCAGGTCAACCCTACCGGAAACGTCCGTAAAGGATTCTTTGAAGTTACCAATGGTTATATCCAGATACTCTTTTTTTATTGGATCATATTTATAAGCAATTACCTTCGCCTTTATATCAATGCCATCTTCTTGATGTTCAACCGTAACAGTATCTGCCATATAAACACTTTGTAAATGCTTATAATCCTTATACTCTTCCGTTTGTGATAACTCCTGAAACTTAACGTTATAATTTGCTTTAGGCTGATCAACCTTTTGAATAGCAAACATATCCTTAGCTGCCTGGCGTAATAACCTATATGCTTCTTCTAACGGAACTGCATCTTCATCGTCAGCATTTTCACCAATAGCCGCTTTAATATGTTTAAATTCAACCACTTTAATTTTCGGATGAGGATACTTATTTATAAGTGGGCTATCCACATACTTTTCAGGAAGAAATAACCCATCAAAACCTTGTGGCATGATTCTAGTTATGGGACTTTTCCAATCCACATTACCTTCATATCCTAATAAATCTTTCTTATGGCGAATCACTACTCCACGATCCATACCGCGATTTAGTAGCATCTTCACATCAAAATTATCTCGCTTTAATTCGCCGCCCCAACGATTAACAAATGAATTATCTTGACTAGAATCCAATAATGCTTCCACAGGATTTTTACGGACAATACGTGCACTGGCTATCTTTGGTACATCTGAATAAAACTGAAAAGGATGCTTGTATTGGCATCCTGCTGACATACGATTCATAGCTCCATTACCATTTGTTGTTTCAGCAAAAATGTCTTCAATTAGATTTTCTGTTAAGTCATAAAAAATGTGATAACATTGCGCTGTAACCTCACCCATACTGACTTTAGGAGCTGCCACTCGAAATAGTTGTTCACCATCAGGAGTTGGAACTTTAATAATGCTCATTCCATCTATTTCCAGACCACGTGGTGCAAACAATGGATAACTAAATGAAAATAAAAATAAACCATTGAGTTCTTCCTCAACAGTTGCGTTATAAATATTTTTATCTAAAGCCCCTATACCATTGTGTGTAAAGTCAGTCTCATTTGGTTTATATAAAGTAATCATTTATATCTCCACCTAGGTCGAATTTCCATAAATTGAATTGCTCCTGACCACTCTATTGTATTTTCTCCTACGTTGAATATAGGGAACTGTCCAACCATTTTATTATTCATCGATATGGTATCGGTATATGCTTCAAGTATTTCTGAGTCTATGACAACAGAACCATTTACATCTTTTATTTGAAAAGAGACATCATTGATTGTTATACGGAAAGTACCATTTCCCACAATCCAAAACTTAGGATCAGATTCAATTGTACCTGGATTATAAATTACACCAGGTTTGGTGAGCTTTAGATTTACATCCTCTGTATATTCAAAGGGATCTAGCTTAAAATCCACTTCAAATTCACCGTGTTCTTCAATTTCATTTACAATATCACCTACTACAACATGTTTAATTTTTCGATACACATCATCATCAGTAAAATATAATGTTTTTCCATTCATCAACCAAGCCTTCATACGTCGCACTAACGGCTTAATATTTTCTTCTTCAAGCATATTGAACTTTATTTTTAAAGGGACGTCTTTAAACGCCCCTTTTTTTGTAAGTGAACCATGTCTACCAGACACTTCAATATGTTCTACTTCTTGTTCTGCTGTAGGAATAACAGGGCGTTCTACCATACATATTCCATAGTCACTTGCTAACTGATTATCGATACCTATGTCTAGCAATTTAAGTCCTCCCTATTCCTATTTTTGAATTACGCCCTTTTTGAGCAAGTGCATCATCTATTTTTCCGACCATGCGGTCGATATCACGATCATCCCTCACTGAAGGATTATAAATATTAATTACAGTCGGTTCAGTAGACATCGTTGCTGCAATCCCCTCACCAATCTCACCTAATGTCTTTTTGTTCAACGGTAAAACTGCTTCCTTTCCAGCTTCTCCTGCACCTTGCAACTGACCATTACTCATACCGAAAATTGTAGGTCTAGTAAAGATACCGCCTTTTGCACGCCATTGTACACCAATGCCAGATGGATACGTAATGTCTTTCCCTAAAATGTTTTTTGTACTAGTTTCTAAACTAAAATGGGGCATTTTAGGCATTTCCGGTTTAGGAATTTTCAACTTTAAATCACTAAAGAATCCTTTGATTTTATCAATAAATCCCTTCACTTTATCCACCGCATCTTTTATCGGATCAACGATAAATCTCTTTGCCGCATCAAATTTTTCTTGCGCTGCATTTTTTACTGAATCAAATTTTTCCCGTGCTGTGTTGTACATATCATTGAACTTCTCTTTTGCAGAATTATAAGCTGAAATAACTGGATCAATAATATATTTATAAACTAGATTCCATGCCGTAAGTGTATAAGATTGGATTTTGGCCCAATTACCTAGTATCCAATTCGCTAAATCATTCAATTTTTCTTTCGTTGCATTCCACAATTCCTGAACAGGCTGAATGACATATTGTTTTACCAAATTCCACGCTGCGGAAGTATATGATTTCACTGTCTCCCACTGTGAATTTAACCAAGAAACAAGCGCACCGATCTGTTCTTTAACCCAATCCCATGCTTCTTGAACAGGTTGAGTAATATATTGTTTAAATAAGCCCCAAGCAACTTGTGCAGCAGCCTTTATAAGTTCCCACTGCGTACTAAGCCATGTGACTAATTCACCAATTTTCGCACTTATCCAATCATACGCTTCCTGGATCGGTTGTATAATATATTGAGATATTGCCGCCCATGCAATTTGTGCCCCCGCTTGAATGAGTAGCCAACCTGCTTCTAAAACTGTGGAAACTGCTGAAATAATCGGATCTAAAACCGTGAGTATTGTATCCCATGTTTCTTGCCAAGCTGTCTTTAATTGATCCCAAATAGAAGTTGCCGTTTCAACAATACCCGTCCACAATCCACTGAAAAATTCACCTAAAGGAGACAATATACTATCTGCTAATTCAATGAATGAAGACCATGATTCTGAAAAATAATCAGTAATACCTGTCCAAATTTCCGATGTTGTATCAGAAATTCCAGTCCATAGATCAGCAAAAAATTGACCGATAGGTTCAAAGAACTCATTTACCATATTTAAAAAGTCTGACCAGGCTCCAGAAAAGTAATCAACTGTGGATGACCAACCATCTTCACAAGTTTGAACTATGCTATCCCACAATTCACCAAACCAATCTTTAAATTCAGACCACTTTTCAGAAAGCCAATCCGTTATGGCACCCCAGTTTTTTATTAACATGATAATACCAGTTATCACTAAGGAAACTGCTGCAATGGTAGCTATCACAGGTAAAAACGCCAGATTCAACGCACCAAATGAAACAGCTAGAGCTGCTACAATTGGAGTTAAAATAATAAACGCCGTACTCAGTGCACCCATCACGATTAAAAGCGTTTGATCGGCTTCGGACAATTTGCTAAACCAATCCATTACAGCTTTAACTCCATCAACAATTGGGGGCAAAATATCTTTAGCTAATTCTGCAAATTTCTTTCCAAGTGGTTCTAACGCAGCCTGCGTTTCTCTTAATGCTTTTTGAAATTGCTGCCCCAAAGATTCTTCCTGAAGTTTCTTCATTTCATCCATACGTCCAGTTACATCACCAAGACCACCATGTACATCGTTTAGGCTTAGTACCGCTTCAGCACCCATGTCTTCCCATTTGGTACCAAATAAAGCAACACCAATCTGGTTTGCCTTTACTTTATCATCCATCTTTTGAAGATCGCCTAACACAGCATTAAATACATCCGCTGCAGTTCCCTTACCTTCATTGAATGACTTCCATACTTTTTGTGTCTCTTCAGATAAATCGCCGAATCCTTCTGATACACCTTTCGAACCATCTTGTACACGAATACCGAATTCCTTCACCAAGTCATTGATATAGTCTAAGTTATACGAACCGCTTTTTGTTCCATTTGCTAAAATCGTAAACATTTCTTGAGCACTAAAACCACCTTGCTTGAATAAAGGCGCATATTCTGAAAGGTTATCAAACAACTCATCCGAATAATTTAGACCTTCTTGAGCACCTGCAGCAAGTAAATCAAAGGTTTCCTGTGTAGATAAACCGAATTGGCTCATTAATTGTCCTGCACCACGTGTCGCTTCGTTTAAATCCACATCATAAACTTTAGCTAGTGTTAGAACATCTTCCGACGCCATTTGAAGCTCGTCATACGGAACATCACGCATATTTTGATAGACTTTTATCAGTGCATTATCTACCTCTTCAAGATTTTCACCAAAGCCTTTTTTCCATGTATCAACTGCAATTTTTTGAAGATTTTCGGCACCTTTCCCAGTCAATCCTAATGACGCCTGAATTTTCCTCTGTGATCCATCAAACTCTATTGCTGTATTTACAATCGATTTTCCCATTTCAATTAACTTTTCAGATATTCCTTGTAGAACTTCAGCAGCTTCCATTAAATTGTTCATATCAAGTTTCTTATTGATTTCCGCCATTCCATCCGCCGCTTGTGAACCACTTCGCCCAACACTCTGTAATGAGTTTTCAAATTGCTTTAATGTCGTTTTTGCTTGGTTTAATTTAGCTTCAAGTTGCTGCACCTCTGTGGAATTCTCACCATACGCACGTTTTGCTGTGCTTAATTGTTGTTCTAAATTGTGGACGACTTTATCCGTCATTTCTGTTTGCTGACGTAGTTGTTTCTGTGCTAATTCCAACTTATCCGCTTCACTAGCGTTTGCTCCTAATTCAGCATTCTGAAGTTTAAAAGAGCTTGTTAATTTCTTTTGTTCTACTTCAAGTTTCTTAGAATTCTCTTGTAAATCCAGTAAAGTTCCGCGTGCTTCTCTCGCTTCAATTGCTTGCTCGGAGAGACCTTCATTCACTCTTTTCATTGCATGATCAAGAGAAGTTTCAGCACGTTCTGCATCAAGCAACTTCCCGTACATTTTATTGAGTTGTTCGGCGGTTGTACTTGTGTCCTTGGACATCGCTTGATATTCAGCACGTAACATAGCTGTACGTTTCTTGGCTGCTTCCATTTGAATTTCAAGCTTCTTCTTTTCAGCAAGAAGTTTATCAGTCATCGTCGCATCTTGGCCCATTGCTGCAATATGATTTTTATATTCTTTCGCTGCATTATTCATAACCATATTGATTTGTTTCAATGTATTTGCATACTGAACTTGGCCATCCATTTTAAAATTAAGAACAACGTTTCTTTCTTTACTATTCCCAGGCATTTTCTCACCTCATTTCTTATAGGAATGGTGTTTGATCTAGCGTGTAGATTTGTTTCGTTTTCTGCTCATGTAATGCATCTGGATTGTTGTATCTGAGATGCATAATGAACTGTTTTAGAAAATGTGCCGGTGTAATTTTCCAAAAGTCATCCATACTTAAACCAAGCAATGTATTACCGACATAAAAATAAAAATCCCAGTCCAATTCGGACTGAGATTCCTCGTTTTTAGTCAGTATGTTTTTTACTTTTTTTCTTGCTTCAGCTTCTCCATATCAGAAGTTTGGAAAGTTTGGCCACTGAAAATTTCGTATACAACGATGAAGATATCAGGTAAATCATTCATAGGAATGGCACCTTTCAATTCAGCTAATGTACATTCTGTACCGCCGCTACGTACCATCGCATAAATTAATGCACGCATCAATTTCGCTTCATTTTCTCCCAGGCTAAATTGACCTTTTCCTAACATATTATTCATTTCTTTTTCAAATTCATGATAAGGTGTTCCATACGCCTCTTCCACATAAGGAAAAGATTCAAAAGTGAAAATAACAGGGATTGAAACACCCTGTATCTTAATGCTGTTTCTAGTTATATTTACATTCACTAAATCACTTAAACGTGCCATAATTGCCCTCCTTATTTACCTGTTTGAGTTGTTCCACCTAGCTGTGCTAGTTGAGATTCATCACAAATTACTTGTTTTAGGAAATCTTCAGCTTTAATTTCTTTTGCCTCTGGATCGCCAGTATCCAATTCAGCTTGTGTTACATCATTAAATAACAATGGATCTGCTGTAATTGTGTAAGCAATGTCATCCACAGTCATTTCGTCACCTTGTGTTTTCCAAGATTCTTCTACTGGAGCAACCGTACATTTTGGATACCAACGTAATATTTTTGTTCCATCATTTAAAGGAAATACAACACCTACTGCGAACTTGGGATACGCCTTTGCCTTCGCTGTTTCAAAAGACACGCCTTTTTTACGTGTTTTTGCAAAGATTTTATCTTTCACTTCACGATTTAGACCAGCAAGATTAAAAGCTAATCCAAACGCTGTATTTTTGACAATGTTAATAATTTTTTTGTTAGATGCCCACTTTGTAAAATTAGTAGAAGTAGTGGAAATCGTTAGATCAGAAATATTCGTTTGTCTATAAACGATATCCTCATAAGTTGGTAGTGCACTAGAAGTTTCATTTCCCTTCATCAAGCAAAGATATAAATCTTCGATCCCTACGGAATATTGAATTTCTTTATTTTCAATTGTCATGTATATCATCCTCACATTCTATCAATTATTTTTTGTGCCATAATATCAGCAATTTTATCCCCTTCTGCATCGAAGGTATTCTGAACAAAGTGTTTTCCTTTCACACGCCCCTTACCTTTTGCTTTTTTGTGGCCATGTTCAACTAAATACCAATACCAAGCTTCATCTTTAAATTCCACAGATACACGATCATCTTTCACAACAACCTTTAGGCTATCCCTTAAATGTGTCCGCTTGTTTTTATTGGATGCTTTGATTTTTGGTTTTAATTTACTAGCAAAATACTTCGCTGCTTCGTCTAATACATCCAGTTCGACCTTTTTATTCACTCGTAATAGCGTATTAATATCTTCTAAAGCTTCAGCAAAACCATTGTTATTTGAAGCCATTACTGGACACACCTCACATACGTTATAAACTGCGTTATGGTGTCATCATTTTCGTCATAACCCATTCCATCAAATTGAGAATAAGACACGCCAACTTCGTTAAAAACAGCCTTTAACGGAGCGTAATCTTTTTCAGTACCATTTGTAATAACAGCAATTTGATAAAGTGGCATATCTTTTAGAACCTTATTAGAAGCTCTTTTCTGTTGCTCATTCACAAATTCATACACAATGTAAGGATATTTTGCTGTTGTAGGAGCCTCATCACGATATACTGAAATGCCTGATTTTTTCATGATGTCCCTTAATTCTTGAAAACTAATTTGCATAAGATAGTGACACCTCCATCAATCGGTCTTCTTCACGTACATAAATACGCTCAATATTATAGATACGGCCGCCAACTTTTACACGGTAATCCTTTTGATTGTTTTCAATCTCCCGATCAATACGAACTTCTATTTTCTTTACAATTTCATTTGTATCTTTCGTTGTAAATTTGTCAGTAGCCGTAACTCCAATATTGTTATAACGAAGTGTCCGTTCTAAAGGATAGCCCATAACAACTCGGTCATTTTCCGGATCAATGGTCTCTCCTAATTTAAGTAGCTCGCCCATCCATTTGAGTTTATTCGTCTTTCTCTTCATCGGCATAAACCTCCTGGACAAAGAACGGTGTTAAAGCATCAAGTGCCTGTTCTAATTCTTTTTCAGAGACTCTGTAATCATAGATAAGACCAGCGACAATAATAATTAAATACTCGGTTTGTTTGCCTGTCGCATTCTTTACATAAGTCTTTGCTTGATCAATATAAAAAGAGAGCAAAGAATCATCCATGCCCTCTTCCCAATGAATATGAGATTTTAATTTCTCAATTAAGTCATTCATAACCTATTTACCTTCAGTTGTAGCTTGCACTTCAAAACGATACACAGCTGGCTCAAATGGAGAATAAACTAATTGGCCATCTAATAAGTTGTAAATTTGGAATCCAACTTTGTTTGTACCAGCAAATTTTTCAATCAATTTTTGTAATTCCATAGCGCCAATTACATCTTGAATATGGAACGCCGAAATATCACCAAAATATAAAACTGGAACATCCGGTTTTCCTTTTACGTCTGCCGCATCAGTAAAGTCCACAGGATAACCAATAAGCGTATTTCCAATACCACCTTCTACTTGTGTCATTGGACGTAGTAATGGGAATCCATCAGTTGTTTTCATTTTTTCAATTGCTGTTAATGCGGCACGGTTAATAATCCAACGTCCTTTTTTCATTACTTCTGTAACAGGTGTATTTTTCATTTCAACTAATGCATCATACATTAATTGCCCTGCATCTTTTGCTTTTAAATCAACTGGATTAGAAGGCTTAAACGCTACCGCTTTTTTTGCTAACGCACCTGGATTTTCATTACCTACATCATCACCATTGAACATGTAATTAATTTCTTTGCGAACATAAGCCTTTTTCAGCTCGTCCACAACGATTTGTTCAATTGGAGCACCTGTCATTTTTAATAACTTTTTAGTAACAGTAGCAAGTGCATCAAATTCAGCTGGATCAAGTAAAACTTCATCGAATTCAATATCTGTTGCTACGATTTCATCATTATCTTTACGTTCCTTCTTACGTACATTTGCATCTGCTTTCTTAACAAGAACAGGATATTTCATATCACCTGCTGTTTTATGAACCGAACCATATTTACGTAGTAAGTTCTCTTCTTGAGCATACGTGATAATTTCAGAAGCAATTACTTCCGGAATAGTTACTGATCCATTCCCAGCTTCAATACCAAGTGAACGAGCTTCAGCTTCACTAATTCGACCAACTACAAAATTAGCAAACGCTGAACGAATTTCTTTTTCTTTCTTTTTAGTAGTTTTATGACCTCGAGTAGAAAGACCTGTTGCAATAGCTGCCATTGCTGATTGACGTTGTTCTGCTGTTAAACCAGTTCTATTTTCTCCGCCCTCAGGAGTTCCAGTACGACCTTCTCCACCTTCACCAGAACCTTCAGTACCAGATTCCCCAGTACCTTCTTCATCATCTCCGTTTCCTTCTTCACCTTCACCATCATCTTCTAGATTTGCTAAAGCATCCGCAACTTCTTGTAATTGCTTGTTAATTTCATCGATTTCTTCTTGAATTGCCGGTAAATCTTCAGCACGTAATTCAGGATTTTCAACTTGTGTACGTAATTCTACTAATCTTTCATTGCTTCGTTTTTGTAATGCTAATAATAATTGTCTGTTCATTTTACTTTTCCCCCAGGATTTGATTTATTTGTTTGATCATTTTCATTCGTTGCTCTATTTCTTTACCAATCTCTTTACTGCGAACTAAAGATACTTCAGTATCGTCATAAGCTGGTATTGAAACAACCGATATTTCATAAAGTTCTACTTCTTTAATGGTCCTTAATGCTGGTTCAACATTGTAATCCCAATTTTCTTCTGTTATCCAAAATCCAAATGAACATTGGTTAATATCGCCCCTGGACATACTTTCTGCTAAATCTCGACCAACAGATGTATTAGGTAATTCAATTTCGAATTTCAGACCTTTTTCATCTTCTTCCAGTCGCAAAGTACCACTTTTTGTTCTTCCCAGGACATTATCCCAGTTGTGATTGAATAACGCTCTAATATCACTATTCTCAGAAAGAGAACGAGCAAATGCACCAGGTTCAATAACTTCATCAAACCAGCCACCAATAGTTGTCTTTGAATTAAATACGGCTGCATAACCAGTTATCTTGGAAGGTTGTTCTTCCGTAGCATCCCTGGTACTTAATTTGGTGATGTCAAATGTCCGTGTTTCCTTTGTCTTTGCCATTTCCATCACCTCCCTCGTATATTAATATTTAAGCCCTATTACTGGCTTAGATTTTCTTCTTAATAAGAGCCCTATAAATAAAAATACTTGGACGTCTCAAGATATTTCTAGATAATGATTTTAGGATCATTTGGGACAATTCTTTCACCTCCTGTGGATTTACCACATTTGAAGAGTGTTTCTCAGTGAACGCGCGGGACTCCTTACTCGCAGGCTGAGCAGCCTGACCCTCGAACCTAGATGATAGTAGCTCTAGGGCGGCTTTCGATTCAGGACTAGCTCTCATACACGAGGTTGTTGGTCGGCGTACACACTAGAGATATCTCGAGACGTCCAAGAAATGATTCTAATATAGAAGGGGGGTCTCTTACATGAGATTATTTGTTGGTTTAGATGTAAGTTCGTTTGATATGAAAGTTTGCTTTTTAAATGGTGACGGAGAAAAACTGGATTCTTTTTCGGTCAGTAATGACCTACCAGGAGCTACTACACTCAAAGAAAAATTATTACAGTGTATTGCGGGTAAAGAGGTCGACATCCTTAAGATTGGTCTAGAATCCACCTCTGTTTACAGCTTTCATCCTTCTATGTTTCTTCACCATGATATAGATTTACAGCGTTTTGGAGCAAAAGTATTTCTCCTAAACCCAAAACAAGTCGCAAATTTTAAGAAAAGCTATTCTGACATGAATAAAACCGATGAGATTGATGCCTTTGTCATTGCTGATTACTTACGATTTGGCCGTAATCAAATGTCTATCGTAAAAGAAAGTCAGTACGTGGCACTGCAGCAATTAACAAGATCACGATACCAACTTGTCAAAATGTTAACGAAAGAAAAACAACACTTTCTTCAACACCTAAGTTTTAAATGTAATACATTTTCACAAGAGGTGGATACTTCCGTATTTGGTAGCGCCATGACAGAACTATTTCTTGAAAAATTCAGCTTAGAGGAACTCGCTAATATGCCTTTAGAAGAACTCGCTGAGTTCCTACAGGAAAAAAGTCGAAACCGTTTTGGTGATCCAAAATGCGTAGCAGCATCCATTCAAAAAGCTGTGAAAGCTTCTTATCGCTTGGATAAGGTTGTAGAAGATTCAATAGATGTCATCTTAGGTACATCCATCGCAGTCATTCGTACGTTTCAACAACAAATCAAGGAATTAGAAAAGTCTATTAAAAAAATCATGGCTGGTTTGACCCAAACACTTGAATCTATTCCTGGAGTAGGTCCTGTTTTCGCTGCCGGTATCATTGCTGAAATTGGCCAAATCGAAAGATTTGACGATGAAACAAAAATAGCCAAATACGCTGGATTATACTGGCGAAAGCACCAATCCGGTCGTTTTACAGCCGAAGATACTTCATTATCCCGTACAGGTAATCATTACTTGCGTTATTACTTAGTTGAAGCCGCCAATTCAGTAAGAAAGCATGTATCAGATTATCAAGAGTATTACGTGAAAAAATATAATGAAGTACCAAAACATCAACACAAACGTGCACTCGTTCTAACCGCAAGAAAATTTGTGCGATTGGTGGATGCGCTACTACGTAGCCACCAACTTTTTACGCCAGGAAGGTGTGTGAAAGAATGACATAAATTTTTGTCATCGCTACCTTTCATTATTTTCCAGTAAATTACATTCGTTACTGGTTTAGTTTCGTGATGCCTTTTTTAAACAAATTGACCTTTGACAACTTTAAACTTTGTTATTTCTCAGTTGACATACTACCGTAGGTCTTCAGTGAATCATCTGTAGCTTGTTTCTCACCAATTTTTGATAAGTCGTTTGAAATATAAATCGCTTGTGACTCAGGTGTATTTTGCATACGGAATCCAAGCATATCCGCAACATTATCTGGTGAAGTAATACCAGTTCGAACAATGTTGTAAGCAATGTTTGTTTTCATGCTATAAGTAACAAAATCAAGGATATTTATCTTGAATTTAATACGTTTATCCGAATTTTTTCCGAAAAAAAGAAGACTCAAATGGTCTTCAAAGTTTTTCATTATCGGTCTAACTGCCTTGTTATGCAAATACATCATTGCTTGCTCAAGGTCTTCCTTAATCAAGGCCGTATATGTGTCCACATTTACGCCTAAAAACTTACCTAAATCCTTTTTGTACACATTTAGATATGCTAAGGTCTTTTCATCGTCTAGCGGGCTTTTAAGCGTCTCTATTGAATATCCTTTTCCGAGTGGAATCATTTTAACTGACCTTGCATCATCGATGGATTCCAATTGATCTAAAATCTTTTTAATTAATTTGGACTGTGCACCGTTCTGTGGATTAATATGAGCATCTAACTTAAGTAAAAATGCTAGTAATCCGCCTTTTTTATACTTGTCAGTTAAAGTTTTCTCAGCTGACATAACACCTTCAAGTGTATCCTTACCTAAATCAAGAATACCTGTACCTTTTAGATGATCGGCACCAATATTCTTCACATGTCGAATCATAAATGACGGAATTTCTTCTCCATTCACTTTGAAATGTTCTATCAATCTATCATCCAATTCTGTATAAACATTAGATGCTAAATGTAATCGGTCACCATCCAACACTGGGAAGACCTCACCTTGAAGCAAATAGGTATTAGTCATTAATTTAATGAACTCAGACTGTGTAAGATAATTGTTTGGATTCTTTAAAACTTTAAGAGCTGAATCATTTTTAATTTCCTTACCGTCTTTGTCTTCCACAACAATCTCAGCCAACATCATTTGATTACTTATATCTTGTAGCAATTCATAAACATCACTAGATTCCAAGATATTATCATCGCCTGCATATCTACCACCATATCGAACAACATTATTGAAAATGTCTTCGAACAAACCGCGCTTTTCAGCTTGTTTAATTAAAAAATTTGAAAACCTATTCCTTAAACCCAATTTCTCACCGCCTTTCGATTAACGAACGTTAAAAGGATCCTAAACAAGTTTTTGTTCGTATTTTAATTATGTTTTTTCTTTGGCCAAAATTTTATAGTTCGTGTTTATCTATAAATATCATCTAAATATTCATCATACTCTCCATCCGGAATAGCATCTTCCATCATATTCAACGTTTCTTTATGGCCAATTAACATAGCCACAAATCCATCGATATGCTCCGGCGATTTACGTTTAGATGGTGTTTTTAAATTATTAATGTTTGTAATTATTTTCGCGTTACTTGCACAGAAAATAAGTAAAGGATTGTCTGTTTTAATTCGGTCCTGGAGTAATAAAATTTCAAAGTCATCAAACGGTTCATTCATGTGAGTTGGGTACTGTGGAACTTCCACACATTGAATTCCGAGCATTTCCCACTTCTCAACAAGCTTTTCAGCCAGAGCTGGATCGTAATTGATTTGACGTAAATCAAAATTCTCAAATACCCATTCCACATACTGATTTACCATTTCTTCATCAACTGTTTTCCCAGGACAAATTGTCACAAATCCCTTTTCAGCTAAAGCACGATAAGGAACATTCCTTTGCTGCTCTTTATCTTCAATTCCAAACTCCGGAATAAAGTACATTTGCTTAACGATTAACATCGCATTTCCTTCATCATCGTATGTTGGAATATTTATTGATACACACGTTAAATCAGTACGCCGTGATAAATCTACACCAATAACACAAGTTAAACCTTCAACCTCTTTTAAGTATTCCACAAGCATTTTGTCCAATTGGTCTTTATCAAAATACGTTTCAGCATAATTAACGAATACATCTAAGTGCTTTGATAAGAACTCAGCCTTATTAAAGCTGTTATTTTGAGCTTCTTTAAAGGCATTTTCAAGAAACTCCATACTTACAGAAACACCCATGTTTGGATTGACCATCTTCCAAACTTCACGATCTGTCCAATCAAACTTTTTGTTTGGCTCATAGATCATTGCAAACCATGCATCATCATTATCATTCTTCAATGCTTCTTTTGCATAAGCATAAATTTGAGCTCCAAGTGATCCACTTTGCTTACCAGCTGTGGAAGTAATAATGTTGAGCGGTTCTTCTTGAGCAATTTGCGCTGAACGTAAATTATCGTATTGTTCACGGTCCATTTGAGCATGAACTTCATCAAAATAATTGATATACGGATTTTTACCTTCGTTACCAGCGTTATCTTTCGTAAGTACTTTTACAGTATTAGCATATTTAATACCATCTTCTACAAATGTGTATTTAATAGAACGAATGGTATCCTCTTTACCTTTATAAATACGAGTACCAGGACGCAAATCAGGGCTATTTTCAATGGTTAATCCAATTGGAATGGCTGCGTTTTGACATTGCTCAAATGTATTAGCTGAAATGTAAACATCTGCACCTTTTACCCCTTCACCATATGTTCCATAAATAACAGGGCTTCCGCCCATAATCGTTTTTCCATTTTTCTTTGGAACCTGCAAATAAGCCGTACGAATTACTCGCACCGCTTTATCATCTTCATTATATTTTTGCCAACCATAAATGTTAGCAAAGAAAAACTTCTGCCAAGTTTCCAGGATTAATGGTTCTCCTGCCCACTTACCTTTTGCGTGTTTTAAGAAAGTTTCAGTGAAATACAACATGTAATTAGCTTTGTCGTTATCCCAAAATATATCTTTTCGTTTTTTCCATCGTTTATAACGCTTCACCATCAAATGGACAGTATCAGGATATGACTTTGGATTCGCTTCGCACTCTTTTACGAACTCATCTGCATAGTTTATATTAAAATCAATCATAAACTAACCTCGCATTTGCCGTTTCCTAAATTGAACAAGCTTGCTGTCTTCAGGTTCAGGCTCTTTCTTTTTCTCTTTTCCTTCTTCTTCATCGCCTTTTGCAAGAAGTACTCCGGATTTTTTAATAAGTTCTTTGTTTTTCCCATCAAGTCCGAGCTGTCCAAGTAACTTAGCCAATTCTTTACGTAACTTCTCTGTATTTTCACCGGTATCTTTCATTTGTTGATATTCTTCGTAGCAATCCAAATAAACTTCAATAAGAAGGTCAAGCGCCGGTGAATAGGTGCCTGCTTCAACTAATGAATCGACAATTCGTTTTTGTTGCCCATCTCGCTTAGATGGTTTCTTTTTTGTTGTAGTAGTCTTTTTTGTTGTACAACATTCAATTTTACCTTCTAGCTGTTGACCCCACTTATCACGACTTTTCCAAACAGCAATTTTCTTTTCATCAATTTCTAAAACCTTTGCAATTTCACGATTTGAAATACTTCCATCATGCGTTTTAAAGATTTTAAATGATTGGTCACGTTTTGGATCTCGTTTTCTGGCCATACCTATTCACCCCTTTCATTTGTTGTACTAAAAAATTTCAAAAAACCATTTTGAGGTGCGCGTTTGTACCCCCACTCCCTATCCCCCCATAAGGCCAGCGTTTCTTTTTTTGATAGGGGGGCTTATAGTTTCCAATCGAACTTTTTCTTTTCCTGGTATTTTTCATTTGTTTCTCTTTCTACAATCGGATGACACTTAGAACAAAGTGTATCGATATTATCTGGATCTAATCTTAATGAAGGATTGATTTTAATTGGAACAATATGATGATGATGTGCTTGCTTACCAAACACAAACCTTCCACATCGTTGACACAATCCTTTATCTCTTTGATAACAGAATGACTTCAAATCTTGCCAGGCTTTTGTACGATAGAATGATCTGTTCTTTGAATACACAACTGTCTTCTTCTGTTTACGTTTATGATTGAGACAGTATCGTCCTTTATCGATTAATGTTTTGCAGCCTTGTTCAGCACAGTACTTCATGATAGTAACTTAATGATATCTTCTCTCTTTTTAACATCGGCTGGAATCTCAACGTTAATCGATGCAGCATGTTCACGTAATTCTTTTACTGTCATATCATCTAAAGATAGTTCATCTACTTTAACGTCAACTACTTTATCATCAGCAAACTTAGCAATCATACTCTCAGGATTAACAGTTACTTCGAATCCTGGTTCTTTACCAGTTGGAACAAATAGACTTCGCTTTTCTTTGTTATCCCAATACTCAGTACCTGATATTGTTTTTCTAATTTCAGTAATCATTTACTTGCACTCTCCTTATAATTATTAATCCATGTAGCAATCTTCATTGTTAATAAAGCAGGCCAGAATATCGCTAGAAGGAAGACCAAAAATAAAGATGACATTAGAATTAAATGACCATGATCTTTATCATTTTTAATTGCTTCCCTTGTAACGGAATAAATATCTAACGATGCATAAACCATACCTACTATTAGATAAGCTAATAACCAAAGCATTGTCATACACCACCCTTTTCAAATGCAACACGTTTGCGCTTATCTATACCTAGATAACCTCAAGAACTCTCTCATGCCATCTACAACTTCTTTATCGTTTTCAACAAGCTTACCTTTAACAAAGATATCTCCATTGCTTTTCAGAGATACCATTTCTTGTTCACCAACTCTCAAGATGATACTGTCATGTGAAGTATCTCTTGCCAACTTATTCAAATCTCCATTATGCAACGTCAAAGTCATATCTACACCACCTATATAATTTTTACATAATAAAAGAGCAACCGTGCACCAGTTGCCCTTTCGTCAATTTCTTATGTTATTACTATAATTCATATTTTCAATGGGTAACATAGAGTCAATTTACTGTTAGTAAAGTGTAAGTTCTTCAGCAAACTTTATTCGTCTCATAATCTCGGCGTGTTTTTGATATATGTGACTTGCACTATACTTTTCACTTTCAGCAATCTCTTCTAATGTCATTCCATCGATATACTTCTTTTTCAGTATCTGATTTTCTAAACCTCTGAACTTACTGATTAACCTTTTCAGTTTATACATATCGTTCATCTTATGTGCTAATTCATATTCAATTGCTTCAATACGTTCTTCTACCTTGGAACCTTCTGACTCAGCAGTTAAACGTATATCTCGCAAATCACCACTGATCCAGCGTTTTAATTCAGCTTTTGTTTTGTCTAAGTTGTAATCTAAGTATGCAATTTCTTCTTCTAATTTTTGATAATCTTTTAGCCAGTCAAACAAATGATGATTCACCTACCTTTTTAGAGTGAAATGCGTTACGTTCTGTTACATCTGTTACGCGCTAAAACCCTTATGTATCAAGGGTTCATTACACTTCAAGTATCAAAACGTAACGCATTTACCCCCTAATTTTCTTTTATATATTTATCTTTTTATTTTTTAACTATATATTTTAAAAGAAAGTGATTTTATCTGTTACATCTGTTATAACACCCTCAAACCCTTGATATCACTGGGTTTTTAACGTAACAGATATCTGTTACACGTAACGCATTTATCCGTTACAAGGTGTATTTTTACCATATATTAGTGAAAAAAAGGTGTATTCTGTGACCAAAAACGGTCAAAAACATAGGGTATTTGACCGAAAAAAGTCACGAGCTTAAAAATTATTCACTAACAAAGATTCTTTTGTTTTTTCCATCTACTCTTTGTACATGTGATTTGTAACCAAATAATTGAGTCACTTGTTTACTAAAGTTGATATTACTAACGGATTGAAAACCATTTTCTGCACAATATACTTTATACTGCAGATAAACATCACCAACTACCGCACGTTCTAATTCAACATCCTCATTATTTACAAAACTAATAATAGGATTGTTTTCCTCTTGATATTTAATCAATTCATCTTCAACCGCTTTTGATGTCGTGAATTTCTTCTCAACAAGTAATCGCTTCAAGCTTTTCAATGCCAGATTCAATACATGCTGCATCGATTCATCACTCAGCAGCTTATCAGTAATAAACGGATCATAATCTTCATCATTCGGTGTAAACTTTGCTTTAAATGGAACAATTTGAAGTCTTCGACCTAATCCATCACTGAAATCATTAATACGCGGCATTTCATTTGCACTAAAGATTAGTTTTGCATAATTCGTAAAGTCAAATGGATCCTTACCCTTTCTCTCTACGTTTAATGTTTCACCTGTAGAAAGTTTTTTAAATATCGATGATTCTTTAATATACCCTTTACCAATATCATCACCAATGTTTGCTAACTTCCCAAATAACTCAGCAGTTTTAAAACGCTGGTCCAATTCATTTAAGTCTAATGACGATGCATTATCAGAACCTATTAGCTTACGAATAATTTTCAGATATGATGATTTACCATTACTACCGTCACCAGTAAGAATGAACGTTGCAGCAAACTCATTCCTCCTGAATAAAATATATCCAAGAATCTCTTCTAAAATGGCCCGAATCTTTTTATCATTCACAGCTATTTTATTAAATGTTTTATCAGTTACTTCATAATAAGCACCAGGAATATATGCAACCGGTATTTTATTACGTGTAATAATTTCAGGTGTAAAATCTTCTAGTTGCCACGTTTCTAAATTAAATACTCCATTTTTAACAACTACATATTTGGTAGAGGCGAAATTTTTATGTTTTGCCTTTAACTGCAGATAAGCAATTGTTTCTTGACGTTGCATTCTCTTTAAAGCTGGAATGTGACGAATCATTGCTTCTTCAATGTCTTCTTGCTTGTCCGAATACACACCATCTTTATAGATGTGAAGAACATTAGTGACTTTACAAATATGATGTTCATTAATAAGGAAATCACCGAACTTTTCATGTTGGAAGGAACCCTTTATATAAAAGGACTCCTTCATGAATGCTTCATCACGTAAGATTACATTTAGTTCACCTTGTGTAACTGGTTCTTCTAAAATGTAGTTATTTATAATAGAAATAGTTTCTTTAATATCATTCTTGGCCATTCCTTGTGACTGCAATTTTAAGATATACGTAAATAGCTTATCGTTACGTCCATCACCTTCACCCATCTTGGTAAGGTTCGGATTTTTCTTGTTGTATGGATATAACCAACTTGGTAATGAATCATGCTCCTTACATTTTCTTAACCATTTACGAGTTTTACCATCAATCTTGAGTGGATCAGCTGTGTTCTTAATACCTAATTTATAATCACAAAGAATACCAATATTGGAGAACCATTTTATTTTATTGGCCGTTATATCATATCCTTTGAAATAAAAATGCATGCCGTTTGTCGTTTCCAATACGGAACAATTAATGTTCTTATCTTCGATAATATCCAATAATGTTTCAGCTTCAGCAATATCATCAACATCAACCATGATATATTCATCATCCAGAATGCCAACAAATGAATCTTCTTTTCTTGCTGTATGATAGGATAATAGTTTTGCCCCATCTTTAAACTTACTTGCAGCATGTTTCCCATTACCTTTTAAATAACCCTTGTACATGTTCATCACCTACTTTCGCAATACATGTTTAAACAATTACTCTTGGTTCAATCGCTCTTTAGCTCTATTAACTACCCATTCTAGCTCCTGTTCACTTAAATCCTTACAAAAGCTGTTATCTCTATAGTTATCGGTTATTTTTCCATGTTCTATATCAAGACTCAACCAAATAGAAGCCGTTTCTAATCCCATTTCATAATGGTTCATATCATTTATCCTCCCCTAAAAAGTCATCGATTCTTTTATTGGCCAATGTCCAGTACCACCAGTAATCTAATTTACCTGGTACTTTCATATCTTTAATATCGCCATTATGAATAAAACATCGTTCAGGAACATACGCTATTTTCTCAGCAACTCCATCTTTCACTTTACACAACTGTTTGTCATTTTCGTCTACACTGGCAAACACTCGAAATACCTTTTCATTCATTCTTCTGGTACCATATCGTGCATGACTATATTTACTACTAATCTTTACGATCTTTTGGAACTTCACTAACTCAGTACAATTAAATATCGTGTCCTCCGGATCAATGCCCTTTACGAAATAATTTACAACCGCTTCATTTACAATTGGTAAATCATAATCAAGTGGGTTCAATTTCTTTACATATGCACCTTTTGATTTATAATTACCTTCCGCATCTACTAAGATGTAATTATTAACATCTTTTTGAATTACTTTTACGAATTCATCAAACTCTAATCCCATTCTTGTACGTTGTTCCCACTCATAACAAATATCATCGATTAAATCGTAATCATCGTAATGACGTAATTTAACCAGGACACCATCGGTGTTTGATTGGATAATCTCACAATGTGGTTCAAGCTTTTCTATTAGATCCAGGAGCAATGTCATTCCACCAATACAAACATTGTTGGCCATAAGTGGATCGTAAAGCCCATTATATTTATCTTTCATGGCCCCATATGTACCATTGATTACAATCTTTAATGGTGCCTGACGTTTATCTTTAGCAGCTTTATATTTTAACCTCGTATCACGGACTTCACGAAACTTTGCAGGGTCTTTTACATTCCTGGATAAATAATCATACTCAATCATAAGTGCCGGATAATAACTTTCTACATCGATATTAAGAAAGTAACCTTCACTGTAATAATTGTTCCTTGCACCATGCAAACCACCCCAAGCAAACAAGTGCGGTACACCAGCAACGTTTAATTCAAGTACTTTGTTGTAATCTTTATTTTCTTTATAGAAGTCCAGGACTTCAGTGTATTTATTAATTTGTAATGTATCTGGAAATGTAAAATCAAATTCATCGTCTCTTGGAACTGCAGGTTGTTTTGCATCCAGGATAAATGCACTTAATTGAGCTTTCGTTTTGGAAATGTTTCTTAACGGAAGATTAAACATTTTTAATAGCTCAACTTGTGATTCAAATTCTGTAATTGTCTCCATGAAAATGTGCATTGTTTCATGTACATCATGACGACAATATTTAATAACTTCTTCAATTTCTTCTTCTGCTAATTCCCGGCTTATATTGAATGACACTGACGTTTCACGAATATCATGACCTTGAAATCCTTCTAATTGTTTCAAAGAGCGAAACTTATTCGTCATAACATCAAAGTTATAAAGCTGTATTTTCCAAAAGTCTTTATAAAACTTCCATCCTGGTTGATGATCGATAATAATCCATTCATTGATAGCCTGTGGTGTAAATCCACATATAATTGCTTTTAAAATGAATTGGTCATAATGTCTTGAATTGTAGCCAATCCATATGTCATTTTTATGCTCATGATAATAATCAATTAATGCTTGTTCATTATTAACAAATACTTTTTCCGACTGATTGTCAGTATCTGCAATAACTACTAACCAATCATTTGCGAACACTTCAAAGTCATAGAAAAGCATTCTATCACTCCTTTATAAAACGCTTTGCATATCGTAACTGCATTTCAATGTAGGGATCATCATTTTTACCACCACTTACAATCCAATCACTGATTCTTTTCGTAATATCCTCTAAAACTTTTAATGGTAGCTGCGGCGCAATTTTAGTAATTTCATCTAATGGATTCATCTTTATCACCTCAAAATAAAAGGGAGCTCATCGGCTCCCCTTATTCATTTATTCAACTTCAAACACTTCTAAAATTTTGAACTGATCAAAGCCATTTTTATCTGTTTCTTTGCTTAATAAGTATTCAAATTGACCATCGATGTCTTCATGAATATCAAGTACTAGATCCGCATACTCTCCAAAGCTAGTAAACTTAACATCATCTTTATCACAGTCCCATAACGCACGTAACATTTCGTTATTCTGGTGAACCTGGAACCCAAACGCCTTATCATTTTGTGGCTGCATCACCTTGTTATAGAAGAGACGTTGTCCTTCATAATCACCTTCCACAATCTTGAACCAAATCGTAAGCATTGGATCGCCTTTTTTTGATTCAGTAAGCTCTAATTTTTCAACAGTTACTTCATATTGACCATCTGGAAGTGGTTCGAAATCACCACCACCGCCGTTTTCTTCTACTTCATGCACATCTGCAGCTAGCGCTTCTAAATCTACTCTCTTATCAAATTTACCCCAGTCAAATTTTTTCTCAGCCATTATTCTTCGTCTCCTTCGTTTTCATTTAGTTCATCCATTTCTAATTGCCCAGGAACAACTTCCGTCGTCCCATCCGGATTAACACTGTATTCCACACCTTCATGTGGTTCACCATGTTCTTCTACTTCTTTCCTAGCTGCAGCACTTTCCATAATTTCACGCGGTGTATCATAACTAAAAGCTAAATCCACCAAGAAGTAAGTACCGTATTTGTTGTGCTTTTCACTGATTTGGAATGATGTTAAATACACATCATCTTTCGCTTCCTCAACGACTTCTTCTGCTTCTTCACGAGTATCTGCATAATGTTTTTCTTTTGAATTCAGTTCTTTTACTGCCATGATTATTCTCCTCTCTTTCTTCTAGTTCTGCGTTTAGGTGCTTCCTCTTCAGTTGATGCATTACCATCGGCTTCACCTGGCGGTGTATTATCTTCAACCGGCTTACGTTGTCGACGTTGACGTTTTGGTTTTTCTTCTACTGCAGGTTCTTCACTTTCTTCTTTAGCTTTACGAGAACGACGTTCACGCTTCGGCTTTTCTTCTGGTTCATCATCTGCAGACTCTTCTTCATTTTCAGCAAGCCATTTTTCATAATCATTTTTAGTACGTTCATCAAAAATGTCATCCTCTAAGAAACCTAATGATTCTCCCTTTTTAACTACAACAAAATCTCCAGATCCTTCATGTTGGAAGTACATAGTTTTTCTGGCCACATTTTCTTCATCTTGTGGCTTTTCTTTTTTCTTACACTCATGTTTTGGCTTTTCAGTTTTACCTGGAGTATCTCCTTGCGCTGCAGTTAACTCTTCAATAAACGCTTCCATATCTAATGGGATTGTATCCACTTGGAAGTCATAACGACCGCCACCGAATACATTTTGTTTCTTTGCAAGCTGCAAGAATCGTTTATCATCAGCATCTACATACGCACGCAATGTTAAATCAACTGTTCCAGAAAGGAAATTCGCTACTTTATCATTGATATTTGGTTTGAATGTTGTACGCTTCGCTCCACCTTTAAGCGTGTACTCTTCAACCTTTTCTTTACTGATATAAATGATTTGGTACCCTAATGCTTTCAAACGTTTCATGGCATTATTAAATTCAGTTGTTACCATTGACCAACCTTTACCGTAAGATCCGTCTGATTCATGTTCCCATCCGTTTTTATCAAATACATACACACGGCAATGTTCATAAAGGTCTTCGACCAAATCAATGGACACTGCTTCAAAATCATTGTCTTCAGCTTCTAATTCAGCAACTACATCCAAGAATAAGTCCCAGGCTAATTTACGATTTGTAACACGGCCCTTTTTCGTTACTTCATCTTTAATTGAAATAACAGGTGCAGTTGTATTATCTGTGTTACCATCCGTATTTAAGAACAATACGTTTTCTACTTTATCTACAAAGGTACTTTTGCCAGTGTAGCTATCCGCATAGATCCATAAGTCTGGCTTCGTATCAATCTTTCTTTCACGACGTTCATTTTTAGGTAAAATCATTTCAATCTCTCCTTTGGCATTTTCAATTGCTTCTAAATAATTTGGTCTGAATCGTGGGTTACAAGCGAAACAGTTTTTACTTGTATTACGTTTAGTAAAGTCTTTTGTTTTTTCAATTTCATCGATGTTATTTAGAAAATAAATAGTCTTCATATCATCAAAATCAATTGGTACAAAAGTAAGATTGGATTCTTCAACTGTTCGAACCATTCGTTTTCTAAACGTGTGCAAGTCTTCGTCTTTCTTTTTCTTAATACTCGTTTTAGGTACAAACAAGAATGCTAGTTTTTCAACATTGAATCCATCTTGTTTCAAGTAATCTCTATATATGTGCAGCTGAGCACTATCCATGTAGTTTTTAATGTGATTGGAATACTTAAAATCGACTACCATGCAAGTACCATCAGGAGCTTGTACAATTAAATCAACAAATCCAACATAGTTAGGCTTATCAATTTTGTACTCATGGATCAGCTCGCAACCTGCGAAATTTTTCTCCAGAAACTCATGTACTTTTGGAATCAAAATTTCAAGTTTCATAGATTCTTCTACAATTGCATCGTTCATTACTGGAAATGAATTGTAGTATTCGTTTAACGCTGTTTCTACATCATGTTCAATTCCTGTATGTAATGCATGACCAATGATTAAAGCATTATCAGCCCTTGTTAAATCAGGAATCTCCGTAAGTTTATCGATGTATCGCAATCCAAAATGATATGGGCAATCATTGAATAATGATACTCGTGAGTAAGAGTACTGAGTCATTCAACCACCTCACGTTTGAAGAACTTGTATTTTCCTAATTCATCAAGTTTCCAATTGTAGTCCATTGCTTTAACAAGTCCACCATTCTTTTGTTGTAAATAAACATCATTGATTTTATTCTTTGCAATTAATCCTAATAGATCTGCTAGTGAAATTTCTTTGTATCGTTCCATCAAAACCACCTCTCTTTCCATGACACAAAGTCCTTCGGCCTTAAAATGTAAGCTTCACCGCCTGAATCATTGATTTTACGAATGTTATAGAGTTGCAACTTGCTAGGTACTCCAACATCCGTTTTCAATTCGATTCCATGAAATACACCATCGATACAAGCTAAAATATCGGGAATACCTTCTTTGGTGTACTGACTACCTGCCCAATACTTTACGTGCCAAACATCTTGCTCTTTTAAAAACTTAATGACTTGTTTTTGAAACGCTGACTCTCTCATTTGACATCGCCCCAATCTAATTTCGACCCACAACCTGGACAATATTTAAAATCGTCTTGGAGATATGTTTCACATTCATCACAAAATGGCTCACTTTCATCACCAGCAGAATGATAACTTTGATATGCAGGTGTCCATTGTACCTTTACAATCTCTCTCATTTACTTCACCGTAAACTTCACATGGGCTTTTCTGTTCGATACTTTCGGATAATCACCAATTAACTCTCCATATAACTGTGGTTCTTCAGCTTTTAATTTCGTTACATCTAGCGATGTTGAAGTAGTAGCTTCAACTCTAGTAATCTTGATTAGATCGTTATCAATAGACGTAATACCATGTTCGTCCATTGCTTTTTCAAGTTCTTCCTTTAACTTTTTAGACTGTGCTGCAAGATTCTTTTCTTGTTGTGTATGAATAGCAATTGCGGTCATAACCGCTAAATATTTATTTTCAAAAGCTTGTACTTCATTCATTTACATCTTCCTCCTTCTCAAATAACGCATCCGTGTAATCCTTACGCTCTTTTAGTACGTCTAACATGCGCCATTCTATCGATCCATCTGTAAGCAAGTAATAATAGAAACAAGGCCTTTCTTGCCCAATACGATGTGTTCGTTTCTTACTTTGTTCAAACAACTCACTCTTATCTGTTAGCGTAAAATAAACAATCTTATTGGCCTTTTGTAGGTTTAATCCCATTGCACCTGCTTGATATTGAATCAACGTTATGCTGTTTTCGAATTTCTCATAAGCAGTTAAATCCTTGAGATCTCCGTTAACTGTACTAATTGGTTTTTCAATTAGATCCACTAATGCTTGATATTCTTTTTTAAAGTTGTAAAAGATAATGATTCGGTCATTCGTGCTTTCAACCAGGTCTTTTACATACTGCAGTTTGTTTTCGTTATAACTTCCAGCTAATTGTCGTAAATACAATTTCTTTGCTGCAGGTGTATCACCAAGAAGTAATTCTTCACCAATTTCAACAATGTGATGTTTTTTAAATTCCTTATACAATTTGGTACCAGGGATTTTTACTTTCACATCTGTTGTTTCTGGTAAATCAAATACTTCTTCGGTCTTCATAAACACCGCACCATATTGCTTTAATTTCGCTTTTAAACGTTCGACATTTTTATAACCGGTGATCTTGTACTTACTATTTCTGTCGTCCCATTCCTGGACCACAAATTGCTTTAAGAACAGCTTTTGATTAATCTTCCAACCTAACAAGTGAAGTTGTGACCATAATTCTTCATACTTTCCACCTGTCGGTGTTCCTGATAGCAATATGACGTTTTCAGCATTCAATCTCAAAATGAACTTAGTTTGTTTGGACTTATCGTTTTTAATTTTTGAAGACTCGTCCAACATGAGTGTGAAGTTATTTAGCTTCAATAACTCATCACGTCTCCAAGCTCGCTCATAATTGACGATTAACACACTTTCTTCCGGAATTTCTTCCATACGTTGTTTATCGAACACAATTACTTTGTAGTCATAATGTTGTTCAAAGTGCTCTTTCCAGTCGTCTATTTTGGACTTCTGGCAGATTAATAAGTTATACGGTGTATTTAGTTCCCACATCTTTTCAGAGCCTACGAATGTCTTTCCCAGGCCCATATCAAGATAGTACGCGACACGATTATGTTTATATGTATCGTTCAACGCTTTATCTTGGTGCGGAAATAGTTTCATTTACATCACCAAATTTCATGCTATAATGACCTCAACATGTGTTTTTATTGAACCGTCAGCCCCAACTGGCGGTTTCTCCTTTTTATAAAGCTTGAAAGCAATTAACATTTTGATGCTGGATTAAATACGACTTTAAATTTTCTTCAAGTACGACATGCTCACCAAAGATAAAGTATGTTTCACCACTTAAAATTTCATCACCGTAAAAATCTTCAATTGGATGATCTGCTACCTTATTCAATTAACTCACCTCCCTCGTATATTAATATTTAAGCCCTATTACTGGCTTAGATTTTCTTCTTAATAAGAGCCCTATAAATAAAAATACTTGGACGTCTCAAGATATTTCTAGATAATGATTTTAGGATCATTTGGGACAATTCTTTCACCTCCTGTGGATTTACCACATTTGAAGAGTGTTTCTCAGTGAACGCGCGGGACTCCTTACTCGCAGGCTGAGCAGCCTGACCCTCGAACCTAGATGATAGTAGCTCTAGGGCGGCTTTCGATTCAGGACTAGCTCTCATACACGAGGTTGTTGGTCGGCGTACACACTAGAGATATCTCGAGACGTCCAAGAAATGATTCTAATATAGAAGGGGGGTCTCTTACATGAGATTATTTGTTGGTTTAGATGTAAGTTCGTTTGATATGAAAGTTTGCTTTTTAAATGGTGACGGAGAAAAACTGGATTCTTTTTCGGTCAGTAATGACCTACCAGGAGCTACTACACTCAAAGAAAAATTATTACAGTGTATTGCGGGTAAAGAGGTCGACATCCTTAAGATTGGTCTAGAATCCACCTCTGTTTACAGCTTTCATCCTTCTATGTTTCTTCACCATGATATAGATTTACAGCGTTTTGGAGCAAAAGTATTTCTCCTAAACCCAAAACAAGTCGCAAATTTTAAGAAAAGCTATTCTGACATGAATAAAACCGATGAGATTGATGCCTTTGTCATTGCTGATTACTTACGATTTGGCCGTAATCAAATGTCTATCGTAAAAGAAAGTCAGTACGTGGCACTGCAGCAATTAACAAGATCACGATACCAACTTGTCAAAATGTTAACGAAAGAAAAACAACACTTTCTTCAACACCTAAGTTTTAAATGTAATACATTTTCACAAGAGGTGGATACTTCCGTATTTGGTAGCGCCATGACAGAACTATTTCTTGAAAAATTCAGCTTAGAGGAACTCGCTAATATGCCTTTAGAAGAACTCGCTGAGTTCCTACAGGAAAAAAGTCGAAACCGTTTTGGTGATCCAAAATGCGTAGCAGCATCCATTCAAAAAGCTGTGAAAGCTTCTTATCGCTTGGATAAGGTTGTAGAAGATTCAATAGATGTCATCTTAGGTACATCCATCGCAGTCATTCGTACGTTTCAACAACAAATCAAGGAATTAGAAAAGTCTATTAAAAAAATCATGGCTGGTTTGACCCAAACACTTGAATCTATTCCTGGAGTAGGTCCTGTTTTCGCTGCCGGTATCATTGCTGAAATTGGCCAAATCGAAAGATTTGACGATGAAACAAAAATAGCCAAATACGCTGGATTATACTGGCGAAAGCACCAATCCGGTCGTTTTACAGCCGAAGATACTTCATTATCCCGTACAGGTAATCATTACTTGCGTTATTACTTAGTTGAAGCCGCCAATTCAGTAAGAAAGCATGTATCAGATTATCAAGAGTATTACGTGAAAAAATATAATGAAGTACCAAAACATCAACACAAACGTGCACTCGTTCTAACCGCAAGAAAATTTGTGCGATTGGTGGATGCGCTACTACGTAGCCACCAACTTTTTACGCCAGGAAGGTGTGTGAAAGAATGACATAAATTTTTGTCATCGCTACCTTTCATTATTTTCCAGTAAATTACATTCGTTACTGGTTTAGTTTCGTGATGCCTTTTTTAAACAAATTGACCTTTGACAACTTTAAACTTTGTTATTTCTCAGTTGACATACTACCGCAGGTCTTCAAGATGAAACCTTACGATTCATTAGGTACATTTTGCGCTTTGCTTCTAATTCAGTAATTAATAACATCGCTGGACTTTTTCTCATTTCTGCACATCTTTTTACAACCTCTGATGCTTTCATTAATTTACTTGCGGATAATACTCCATTCATGATTGGTCACCTTCCTTTTTTATTTCCTTTGTAAGTTAATATGGTACGTAATTGACCATCTTTCAGAACAACTTCTCTGTCATAATTCGACAAAATTTCAACATCACTTGATGATTCTACTTCTCCGCCGTATACCCAGTATCCAGCTCGAAGTAGAAACTCAGAAAGACCTTCCGGTATGGGTAGTTCATAACCTTCTAAAGTAACTTTGGTTACTTCAATGCCTTCTCTAACTATCATTTTTTTCACCTTCTACATTTCAAGAGTGACTCCACCTCCAACTCTACTTAAAGTAGAGTCTACATTAAAAAAAATTTGATCATAACTAATTTTTAGTAAGTCGCAAATTTTCTTCGCATTTCCTACAGTCACCTCATCAGGGTGATTTTCCATGTTTCTATAAGTTTGAACATGGACATTTAGCTGTTGCGCCATTTCGCTTTGAGTAAGCCCTTTTAATAATCGCGCTTGTTTAATAGTGAGAATCATCGTTTTCACCTCTTTTCTATTCGCTTGTAAACCCATAATAATCTACCAAAAGTAGAATGTCAACACTAAAAAACCTCGGTGAATCTACCTTTATATTAAAATATCGAATTTAAAGTAGAATTTTCCCGACATTATATTGAATAAATTCTACTTTTAGTTTAATATTATATATATAAAGTCGACGGAGGTCACTACAATGAGCATAGGAAAAAATATAAAAAAATTAAGGGATAAGCATAATCTTTCACAAAAAGAATTTGGTGAAATAGCGGGCGTTTCAGATAAAGCAGTATCAACTTGGGAAAAAGGATTAAAAGAACCACGAATGGGAGCTATTCAAAAAATAGCTGATCATTTTGGAATTTTAAAAAGTGACATCATCGAAGATCAAGATTCTAAAGTTACTCATATCAGACCTAACCAACCAAAAATCGAAAATAACTGCAAGGCTGTTCCTTTACTTGGAGCAATAGCTGCTGGAACTCCACTTGAAATGGTAACTGTGGAGGAATGGATTAATGTTCCAGTTGAAATAACAGATAATCACCCACATGCATTTTTATTAAGAGTAGTTGGTGACAGTATGAACAAAGTCATACCACCGAATATGTTGGCATTGATAGATCCAGCTATCGAAATTAAAAATGGGGATATTGCCGCAGTTGCAGTTAATGGCTTTGATGCAACTCTAAAAAGATTTTATAAGTTTCAAGATGGAATTACTTTAGAACCTGAGAGCTATAATCCAGAGCATAAAACACAATTTTATGATTCTAAGGCTCAAGAATATACTCCAGTTGTAGTAAAAGGGAAATTAGTTTGGTACATGGCACCTCTTAATGCTAAATTTTAAAAATAAAAGGTGATAATTTTGATTAGAGCAGCTATATATATTCGTGTTAGTACACAAGAGCAAATTGAAAATTATAGTATAGAAGTTCAAAGAGAACGAATCCGAGCGTTTTGTACCGCAAAAAATTGGAATGTCTATGATGAGTATATAGACGGTGGTTATTCAGGTTCTAATTTAGAACGACCTGGTATAAAAAAACTTTTAAATGATTTAAAAAATATAGATGTCGTCGTTGTTTATAAATTAGATAGATTATCTCGTTCTCAAAGAGATACATTAGAATTAATTGAAGAACACTTTTTGCAAAACAAAGTAGACTTTGTATCTATCACAGAAACATTAGATACTTCTACACCATTTGGTAAAGCAATGATCGGTATTCTATCTGTATTTGCTCAATTAGAACGTGAAACAATTGCAGAACGTATGAGAATGGGGCATTTAAAAAGAGCTGAAAAAGGATTGAGAGGTAACGGTGGAGACTATGATCCAGCTGGTTATACTAGACAAGATGGACACTTAATAATAAAAAAAGATGAAGCTGATCATATCAAAAGGGCTTTTGACTTATACGAGCAATATTATTCAATCACTAGGGTCCAAGAAACTTTAAAAGAAGAAGGTTATCCAATTTGGAGATTTCGACGATATAGAGACATTCTTTCTAACACATTATATATAGGACGTGTAACCTTTTCAGGGAATGAATATGAAGGTCAACATGAACCTATCGTTTCATTAGAGCAGTTTAAACGTGTGCAGATGCTTTTGAAACGTCACAAGGGACACAATGCTCATAAAGCTAAACAAAGCCTGTTGTCGGGTCTAATAACCTGTTCTTGTTGTGGGGAAAAATATGTATCATACAGTACTGGAAAATCCAAAGATGATGAATCCAAAAGATATTATTATTACATTTGTCGAGCCAAGAGATTTCCATCTGAATACGAAGAAAGATGTATGAATAAAACATGGTCTAGACAAAAACTTGAAGACGTTGTTATCGGTCAAATGAAAGATTTAAATGTATTTAAATATCATAATCAAAAAAAAGAGAAACAAATTAATTATGCAAAACTTATCAAAGAAATAGATAAAAAAATGGAACGCCTTCTTGATCTGTTTACCACAAATACAAATATAAGTAGACAACTGTTAGAACAGCAAATGGAAAAGCTCAATTCAGATAAAGAAAAACTTATCCTGAAACAACAAAGTTCTGAACAAGAGATTTCACTCTCTAATGAAATGATTACGGAAACCATGAAATCATTTGACACATTAGAATTCAAAGATAGACAAATATTAATTAATAAATTTATACAAGAAATACAAATCAAACATGAAAACGTCGAAATCCTTTGGCGTTTTTAA